TGCTTGATGGTTTCTGTTGTCCAGATGGTTTGATTTTTTTGAACTCAAGAATCAACCACTGAGCAAACTTTCTCGTTCGCTGGTTTTCAGTGAGATCTGCTTTGTTTTCCCAGTGGGCATTGAAGTTGCCCAAGTGAAATTCGTAATCTGGCATTGTGATTACTTGCTCAGCTTGGGCACCGACGCTCTGTCGAATCACGTTTAGCAAAATTTCAGAATCGGGCTTCCATGGTTTTAATTCTTCGGACTGTGGTTTTTGATTTTCGCTCGCGCTTTGTGTGTGTGTATTAATATTTGGTTTACGGTTATCGGTTATCGGTTTACGGTTAAGGTTTTTTTGGGTTTCACTTTCAGAACCCAAATTAACCGACTGGGTTTCTGGTGGGTTTTCTGAATTATCCGAAACTCTTTCATTTTGGTTTCCACTCGGTTTATTTTTACTAGGTCGACCGCCTTTTTTGCCATTTTCCCGATTTTTGTTCGCATTTTGGTGGTATTCAGCGATTTCGGAGTCACATCGCTTATTGTGAAAACCATCATCTTGCTCAACAAAGAAATCATTAAGTACATTTATTACAGCATCCCTTTCTTCTTGGGTTATTGCACGTAACCGACGAAAAACCGACTGGGTTTCTTTGGGTAATGGTTTTTCATTTAAATAATAAAAGTCGATTGCACGGCGATAGAAACACTCTTCCAGAGGTGAAAGGTGTGCTGTATCGACCATAAAATCACTTATATGGTGTAGGTATTTATACATCTACTTCACCGCCTTTAATTTCACCAACCCACGCTTTTCCAACTGACGAATAATTCTTGGTGGAATAAAATCGTTGTTGATTTTGTAGCGTGTGCGTGATTTCTCTTTTACCTGAATCAATAAGTGCCCATCTTCCATGAGGCGGCGAACGCTTATAGCTTGCCCCCCCATATGCGTGGTTTCTTCAAGCATGTAAAATTTTTCCTGAGCATCAATTGCAGCGTTCATAGCTGATAAAGGCATGGCTGCAAGTTCTTTCGCTGTGTAAATCCTTACAGGCTGTTCAAGCGGTATCACCGTTTCAATTGGTGCTTTAGAGACAGTTACGTCTTGTTTTCTTTTGGCTGCATATCTCATGACTCACCTACCTTCGGTTTTAAATAACCACCAAAAGAATGCACCTGATCAGCCTTAACAAGACTTGATACAACTTGCTGTGCCAACCATTGCGTTATTCGGAATTGAAGAGCCATAACCTCTGTAAACTCAACTTTAGTTACTGCAGCATTATTTTCGTCATAGCCTTTGGAGCGTAGGTTGTGTTTCTTGGTTTCAAATAATTGATTAAGCAAACGCAATGCTGGTTCATAAAATGATTGAACCTGCTGATCCTGCTTAAACTCTGGTTGTTTCTGAAATTTGGAGTTCATGAAACCTCCTTTTGTGCTGCCAACGCTTTGCTTAAATAGATCTGCTCATCGTTTGAGATCGTTTTGCAGTTAGGTGAAATGTGGTTTTCAATGTGTTGATCACTACCAAACTCCATTGCATCAAAAAGATCATCAATAGAGGTGGTGTGACGTTTTTTGGCTAGTACCTCAAAAACAGTCGCATGGCGAATTAAATGATTAAGTGCAAAACTATTATTTCCATTCAGCAACACACCATTTTCTTGAACTTGAAAAACAGTCATTAAATGATCGGGTTTGGTTGCATCTATAAAAACAACAGTGTCGCCAACGATGAAATCACAGTTGTTCACTACATCTTGATTTGATATATTGGTCATGTTCATTTCCTATAGTTATGAATGCCTAAGCCTGATCTAGTCCATCAGGCTTTTTCTTTGCTTGAATTCCCTTGAATCCCCTCAAATCCCTCTTGAAAGCTTACTTCTGTTGATAAGTCCCGCATCAAAGCGCCTAATCCCAAGCGCTCAAATGATTTTGCTTGTAAATTAAGTACATGCCACTCACCTGCTATTTCTTTTTCAAGCAAGTAAGCAAGGTATTGAGCAAGGTCTTTTCCCTTAATTTCAGCGAGAACTTTTGCACGTTCATGGTTTTCAGGAGACAAACGCACATGCGTAGATTTTTTTTCAAGGCTCATACATTTATCCTTAAGCTGCTAAATGTTTTGGATTTGCCTTATCAAGCAACCACTCTTTTGATAATTTTCCTTGACTATTCTCTGCAAAAATCTGTGCGTAATTTGTTTCACCCGTATAGTCAGTTCTTGGTAAAACACCCTTCTCCGCCATTTTTCGCACAGCCACGTAGGAAATCCCAAGCAATGCCGCTGCTGAGGTTCTCCCACCAACAGCATCGATGGCTTGTTGAATAGGATTCATAATTAAACCTTATTTATACCCAATAGATGAATATATTAAACCACGGGTTAAAATTTATTTCAACCTTAGGTTGCTTTCATTTTTGTCATTTTTACTAGAAAATTTAACCAAAGGTTTCACATAATGATAGTTATGAGCACAATGGTTGAGCGCATTCAGCAAGCACTGAAGGCAAAGAAGTTATCTTGGTCGAAAGCCTCTACGTTAATTGGCTTATCCCCTCAAGCACCATCTAAATGGAAAAAGGGTCAAATTAGTAAGGAAACGCTAGATAAACTTGCTGAATTATTAGAAGTTGATGCTGGGTGGCTTTTAAATGGTAAGAAACCAGAGAAATTGTCAAACTTTAATATGCAAGAATTTATGGATAAACATGGATTGAAAAGGAATGATGATTCCTCTTTTGATATGAGTGATATTCATAAACCAACAGTTGTTGATTATGAAACTGAGAACGGATTTATTTGGATTGATGTTGTGGAAGCTAATTTTTCATGTGGTACAGGTGAATCAATAGAGTTTCACTTTGATGTTATAAACGGTAAGTTCCCATTTCCTCCGTCATTCTTCCAGAAAAAACTTGTCCATCCTGATTGCATGCGCATCATCAAAGCTAAAGGTGACAGCATGGCAGATAAAATTGATGATGGAGACTTGGTTGGTATTGATATATCCCAAACTGAAATCATTGATGGTGAAATTTATGCTGTGTACTTTGAAGGTGAAGGCATGATTAAGCAAATATTCAAAGAAGAAGGTGGAAAGCTTGTTTTACATAGTCTTAATCCAAAATATCGTGATCGAGAAGTTACCGAGCAGAATGGTTTAAATTTTAAAGTTATGGGTCGTCAATTTTGGCGAGCTGGATAATAAAAACTGTGAACCCGACACAGTCATTTCAACGGTTCGGGACTAAAATGGGGCTTTAATGAAACTAAAGTGTGTACGATTTACGAATAATGGCTTTAGAAAATTAGTTAATGTTGAGATCGAGATTTCACCAAGAATCACAGTAATTTCGGGTCACAATGGTATAGGTAAATCCACAATACTTGGATTGATAGCAAATGGTTCTGAAGGTAAAAAACATAAATCTCTTTTCGGCAGAACATTCAGGTCTGTATTTTCTGAAATTTTCTTTTTAGATTACTCAAATGATTTCAAAAACATTGACAATCAATATGAAGCATTTTTAGATTATAAATTGGGTGAAAAAATTTTAACCAAAAAATGTAGTGTAGAAGGCAACCAAAAAACAAAAATTGATAAAGAAAAATCAATAAAAAAATTTATGGTTGAAGTGCCTAAGACTGAAGTAGAAAAAGTCAAAGAGCTCGATCCAAATGAAACATATATTTATAGATTAAGGGTAATTCCAAGAACAATCTCAGAAAGCCTCGAATTTGGACGTGAAAATGGTATTGGTAAAGATGCAAAAGTTAATATTCCAACTTTATATTTAGGGATGAGTCGAATCACACCTATTGGCGAGTTTTCATGGGATGATATTGACCTTATTGACTCACAACCAAATCAAGAGGATATTGATTTTATTAATTCAGTTTTTGATTCAATTCTTCCATTTAAGAATAAAACAAATAGCATTTATACTCATGATTTTTCAAACTCAAATAAAGGATCAAAGGTACCAGATTTAGGCCACCCATCCCTCTCAATATCTTTAGGTCAAGATTCTATTAGCTCAATTGTCACAGCCCTTGCATCATTCAATCAATTAAAAAATAAAATAGGATGTGAGTATACTGGTGGCATGCTTGTTATAGATGAAATTGAAGCTGGCTTACATCCACATGCTCAAAAAAGATTAATAGAACAGTTAAAAATTTTAGGAAATAAATTAAATTTACAGATAATTGTCACAAGCCATTCATTGACAGTCATTAAAACAATCTTAGATCACAAAGATTTTTTAGAATATAAAAAAGATTCTGTTGTTTATCTAATGGATACAAATCTTCCAAGAACTATGAAGAATGTGTCTTACTCTAAGATTAAAAATGATATGTTACTTGTACCTTACACTCCTGACATTCAAGACGAACTTCCTAAATGTAATGTATATTTTGAAGACTTAGAAGCACATGATTTCATGACTTCATTGATCTCATCTCAAGACATTACTGATACATATTCTCAATTTGGAAAGGAATTAAATTTGATTCCAGCAAAATTGGGTTGCGATAACCTGTTTGCCCTTGCTAATAGCTCCCAACATTTCAAAGAATCAGTTTTAATATTAGATAGTGATTCGATCGATGATAATCCTTCAAATAAAAAAAATAAACTAATTAAGGACTCAAAAAATATTTGTATTCTGCCACCTTATGATAGTACTGCATTTTCTGGAGTAGGTCCTGACAAATTAGCCTACATGTACCTTTTTGATAAATATGAGAATCAATCTACAAATTTAGAATTTTGGAATAATCTAACCCCTGAGTGGTTTACTACAGACTATTATCATACACACATGTTGGATCTGGGATCATTCGCGCAAGGGGCAACATTACCTTCAATATCAACTCTTACAGACATAAGAGGTATACATCGCAAAATTCTTAAGCGATGGTATATGACACATAGAGATATTCTTGATAAAATTCAACTATTCAAAATATACTCAAAAGAATTCGATACCGAAAGCAAACGCTTTATCGAATCACTTTCAGATGTCTGTGGCCAACTTTAAATTTTTATGGTTTAATAAATTATGGCTACTTTTAAGACTCCTTTACGCTACCCTGGTGGAAAGGGTAAATTTGCTCCTTTTGTCAAAGACTTAATGGAAGCGAACAACTTATCAGGCGACTACCTTGAACCTTATGCGGGGGGTGCTGGTGTTGCCTTAGATTTGTTATATTCAGGTTATTGTAAGAATATTCATATTAACGACCTTGACTTAGCCGTTTTTAACTTTTGGAAATCGACAATCTGCCATACAGATGATTTTCTAAAGTTATTATTTGACACAAAAGTTACTATTGATGAATGGCATAAACAAAAAAATATTTTAGCGACCCCCGAAGATCATGACCAATTGACACATGGCTTTGCAGCCTTTTTCCTCAATAGAACCAATCGATCAGGAATCCTAAAAGGTGGTGTGATTGGTGGTAAAAATCAAGATGGTAACTACAAGTTGGATGCTCGTTTCAATAAGGATAATCTATCTAAGAGAATCGAGAAGATTGGCAAACATGCTGATCAAATTAAAGTCTACAATTTGGATGCTTTAGAGCTCTTAGCACAAGTAGATACAATGCTTCCAAAGGATTCCTTAGTTTATTTAGACCCACCTTATTATGTTAAAGGGCAAGGTCTTTATCGAAATTTTTATAAACATGAAGATCATACGCATATTCGGAGTGCTTTAGATCAAATCGAAACAAAATGGATTGTATCTTATGATAATTGCCCTGAAATAAAAGAAATCTATAATGGCTATCATCAAGAAGATTACGATCTAAATTATAGCGCTTACTATAAAATGAAAGGTTCAGAAGTAATGATCTATTGCAAAACGATTCAGCCTATCAAAATTTAATTTAAAACTTTTATCAAAATAAAACCCACCCCAGCGGTGGGTTTTATTTTGTCTATTAAAACACAATTAAACCCACTTAAACCTAATTACAAAATTATTTTCACCTTTGGTTTAATTTATGGTTGCATTTATTTTATACCTTTGGTTTAATGATTTCACACAGACAGCAAAAAGCCCCGAAATCTTGGCGGATGGACGGGGCTTCTCACTTACATGAGGTAGATTATGGAACAAAAAACTATAGAAGGCAATTCAGCTCTGCATTTCGGCAAAGTTGTTTTTGCATCATGGGCTACAGCAAGCATCGCTTTGATTGCTGTTGTGGCTACTGTGTCATCTTGCGATTATCAAGCTGCTCGTAGCTCAGCAACCACTCAGCAAGTTTTACATAGTTATTACGGCGTTATGGCGCTCAAATTAACATCGGACAACTCTGGCGAAGCTGTTATCAATCTTGATGGCTTTCGAGTACCAGTAAAGTTTATTTTTGATAAACACCCAGATAGCTACGGCGTACCTGGTTCAGAGTTCACAGCTGTAGACATCACTAATCTTGAGATCGGTCAAATCACAGACGCTAATGGCAACAACTACAAAGATTTCACTGTCTTTGATGATCATCGAAACATAAACGCTCAGATTGCTGCATATATCGAAAAGAACAAATTGGTGGAGGCGATCTGATGATTAATCAACGTTTCACTACCCCATTCCGCGAGTTTATTACCCGCGATGATACTGGTCGATATCACGTTCGCCTTGGACCACAAACATTTTCTACAAATTATCGCCTTACTGATATTCGTCTTGAAACCGAAAACGGCGGCACACCAGTAGATCCTGAATTATTGGAATCAAAGCCTTGGATTCTAAAAAATCTGCAGCAAGAAGTAAATTTTCAACGCAAAAAAGAACGTGCTGAAATGTTTTCAAAAGACTGCTTTCAACGCACACCGTACAGCGCAAATCAGCGCATGGGTTACCGTAACGCTAAATCTAATAAGGGGTTGTAATCATGGCTATCAATATTATTAGTGCGGATCAGCCATTACAAGTTAATGCGATCATCACGTACATTTACGCTGATCCTGGTCTTGGTAAAACCTCTATGGGCTTTACTGCAGATAAAGCAATTTCATTCGACTTTGACCGTGGTTCGCATCGTACAGGCGAACTACGTCGAGGGGCTGTAGTTCCTGTTCAACAATGGAAAGATGTCGCTGATTTAACCCCACAGGACTTAGCCCCTTTCAATACAGTTGTAATTGATACTGTTGGAGCAATGCTTGAGAGCATCAAGACCCACCTGCTTTTAACAGCGAATAACCGCCAAAAAGACGGCGCACTTAAATTAAAAGCTCAAGGATTGGCTAACCAAACATTTAAGCAATATATCAATACGCTGATCAGTCTTGGAAAAGACGTTGTTTTTATTGCACATGCCTCAGAAGATCAAAACGGTGACCAAGTTATCTATCGTCCAGATTTGGGAGGTAAAAACCGTAACGAGCTTTATCGTATTGCCGACATCATGGGTTATTTAACTACAGTCACTACAAGTGAAGGTAAGAATGCTCGCGTTATTAGTTTTAAGCCAAGCCCAACGCATCACGCTAAAAACTCAGGTGCGTTAGGTGGAGAAACTGGCGAAGTATTGGTTCCAGATTTAAAAACCAACCCTATGTTTTTGGCTGAACTTATTAAAGCTGCTAAAGAGCACATTAATACGCTTACCCCTGCCCAATTAGCTGTAACAAAAGCGAATGAGGAACTTGAGAACTGGATGCAAAGCTGCTCAGAAGCTGAATACGCTAGTGACTTAAATCAGCTAACTGAATCTCTTTGTAAAGACCATATTTACTACCATAACATGCGTCAAATCATGTTAGCTCGTTCTAAAGAGCTTGGATGTAATTTTGATAAAAATCAGAATAAATGGATTGGTCAGCCAGAATTTATTGGCATCAGTGACGCTCAAAGAGATGAGCTCCAAGATTTCATTGCTGAGCGTGGCTTGGATATCAAAAGCGTATGTGAATACCTTGGCCTAGATGCATTAACACAAATTGAAGCTTCAAAACTTGAAGCTGTAAAACAGGAAATCGACAACCTAGCTAAACAGGAATT